GTTATCTTCTTCTGTTACTAGATCTAAAAGATCATGATAAACCAATCTTTGGGTAGTATATTGAATTTCTTCTTCAGATGATATTCTACCAGGAGCACCTGTAGTATTAGTTTCTAAAATAAATGAATCATATATTCTGTCATTAGAATTCTCAAGAACAAGTAAATAATCTTGTGAGGTTACTCTTTCAAGAAGTATTGTTCCACCCCCAGATGCACTATACAAATGATCTTCATAATCTTCTAAGGTTAGGGGAGAAGCGAAATCTATCTCAAAGGAAGTATTTGTTCCAATGGCCTCATTCTTTCTTCCATAATCAGCTGAGAGTATTTTTGCGGTTTGATCTATATCTGCTGAAAATTCCCCTATTATCCTTGAAGACTGATCTGACTCCTGAACCAGAAAATCTCCCCCCTCAGTAGTAAGAGAAGAAATAGAAATAGGAGTTTCGACAGATTCAGATACATACTTATCACCATTTTCTGCTAAGAGTTCATATTCTTCTCCACCAGTGAGTTGTAATTCACCCCGTGCTTCATAAAGATAATTAGATACTGCACCATCAGATTCAGCCCTTGCCCAATTCATTTCATTTAGAAGTCTTCTTCTTTCTGTAGCAAGTCTACCAAAATCTTCTTCTGCCAATCTTCCATAAGTATGATTTAATGCAATTCCACCAGTACCATCTTCAAGACCAATATAATCTCCCTCAAGCTTAACCGCACCAGAACCATCTTCAAGTGCAACTTCATCTCCAGGAGCTTGATCTAAAGCTGATGATAGTGGAATGTTAATTTCTAATGGTTGAACATCTGGAAAAGAAGGAATAACCGATCTTTCTGTAATCATTTTCCCAGAATCATCTTCAAGAAGAACTACACCAGCTTGTGCTATATCTACTGATTCAAATGCAACAAATTCTTCCTTACCTCCAACTTGTGCAGAAATTAAACTTCCAAGTATTGTGTATTCATCTATTCTGCCCCATGTAGCAGCATGTTGAAATTGTGATGAACCAGAAGTTAGAGAAACAAAAGGAAGCAATTCTTCTTCAAGTCTAATAATACTTCTGGAAAGATCTTCAGAATATTCAGAATCTTCAAGTACAGCTCTACCACCATCTTCAAGAATAAGGTCTGAAGTTACTGCTGATACAGTAACTTTAGGTGTGATTTCAAAAGCAATTGGTTCTCTTATCACATCAGACATTACATCGCCACCAGCTTCAGAAAGAATCTTATCTAAACCACCTTCAATCTCTATAACTCCTGTACCATCCTCTAATCCAATCCCATCTGCTAAATTAGCAGTACCAGTAGAAACTGTAACTACATAATCCTTAGATATCTCTTCTTGCATGGTGTTTTCAAATGCAAGATAAGTTGGATATGCTTGTGCATTGGGGTCTTCTAGTATTAGATAACTTCCATCCTCAAATAGAAGATCATAAGCGGGGCCGAAATCAATCTTGACAGATCCCGTTTCAGCATATGGCATTTGAATAACTGGAAGTGAATAGCCAAATTCAAAAGTAGATTCTCCCTTCATATGAGTATCATCTATCCAATCATGTCTTTCGAGTGTGATAAAAGATTTCTCATCTATGGAATCAAAGCCCATAACTCTTCCACCAGTTGTTGAATCTTCCGCAACACGCCCATCTTCAAGGAAGAAAAAATCACCATAATCTGCTGGGCTAATTCCTTCTTGTCTTATGAAATAATAATCGCCATCAGCTTCTGGTAAAATATAAAATTCATCACCACCATGAGAATTAGTAATATGATATGAAAGTTTTTCTTCTTCATGTAAAAGAAAATTCCTAGAAAGTGCATCTGTTTGGTCTAAAAGAATAATTCCTTCTGTAGAAACGTGTGGAAAGTCTGTTCTACCATCTTCCTGTAAGAGTTGAACTTCAGTGTCTTCATGTAAAATGTGAGAAAGAAGGTCTTGTTCTTGTAATATGTTTATAGGTGAATTTTTCCCATCTGGTGAGCTTCGATCATAATCTTCTAATTGCATATAAGCAAGTCGATTACCCGCATTGATTGTATTAACAGGGATTCCACCACCACTAGAAACTTCCATTTCCATATACGCAGTACCTTGATGGTAGCCTCCAACGGAAGAAGCTGAATGTTCTACATCATATCTTTGTCCACCAGTGGCTTGCTCGAATTCAAAACGCTGACTAAATGTTTCTGTAACAAACTCATACTCATCATAGCTTCCTCCCTCAGCTGTAAGTATTGCAACTTCTGTAACGGGGTATCCCCCCTGCTCAAAAACTAAATTAATAGTATCATCTATATCTTCATGTACTATTACTGTACCATCCTCATTCAAAATATAATCAACAGTTTCTTCTATGATCCTATCTCTACCATCAACATCATTTTCTAAAAGAATTTCTCCAGTAGATTCATATAAAAAACTACCATCAAGTCCAGATTCTTCTAACGCTATACCATCTATATTTTGTTCTAAAACAATATCAAAGTCAACGTGTGGACTTTCTAAAGTTGCATCTATAGCCCGTTGAGCATTAGGAGGAAAAAGTATTGGCCAAAGTTGAGTATCAGCCATACTATGTACAAGGTTTGTTTGTTTAATAATCTCAATATCATGATGTTGATATAGAGGAACATCTATTCCGTGTTGAGTATTGGCAATGGTAGTTGCTGCATTCCGTGTAGCATTATCAAACATACTTGCTGAAGAGTCTGAAGTAATAGCAATCTCTCCAAACATAAGCATTCCAGATGGATGAACCAAATTAAGAATCTTATCACGATAGGTTTTTACATCCACATCTGTTTTAATAACATATGAAAAATCTTGATAATAATAATTGTCTTGAAGTTTACCAATAGTACTTAAAAGACCATAATTACCATCAAAATATCCTGCATATTCAGCAAGGGCACCAAGTTGAGCAGTAAGAGTTGCGTTTCCATCTCCTGAACTTGATGCATCTATCTCGGGTGATGTAGTATAATTCGCACCAAAATTGGTTATTGTAAGAGATTCTATAGCACCAATCGCAATAGATGCAATAGAAATGGTTGCATTATTTCCAGGTATTCCAGTATTCGCAAAGACAGTATTAGATGAAGAAGTATTTGCGGTAACTATTTTTCTAACTGAGGCATTAGGTACAGATTGTGTGGTTGTAGTACCAGAAAGTGTAATAGTATATGTGTTTGTAGTAGGAACCGTAGCAATAACATGAAGCCCATTAAACTTAGTATCATCAGCAGTAACCCCTGTAGATATTCCAGATAAATTAATCTTTTGAGCTGTAGAATAACCATGTTCTGCTTGAGTAAGAGTTGCGGTTGTAGTACCAGCAAGTGTAATATTAGCAGTAGTAAAATCTCCAATTCCTATTGGACTTCCGCCCGCCTCATTCTTAAATGTAGTTAATCTTTCATCAGCTGAAAAACTATTCGCTGTTATCATCTGGACACGTAGATGGGTGTTACCAGTAGCCACCAAAGTTACACTACCACCAGTAGCTAATGTTGTAGTTGTAGGTTTATCAATATAATCTAAAACAAATCCAACCGCAGTTTGAGCATCATTTTCAATTCTTGTATTAGCAGTAAATTGATTTGCTGTTGCACCCGCAAGCTGTACAAAAACAGAATTAGCTCCAGTTTTTGAAACATCAGCTTTATAAGATTCTGTAATAGTATTTGCGACTGTAACTTGTGGAATAGATACATAACCTTGACCAGAGGAAAGGATTTGAATACCACGAATAGCGCCTAACTCAATATCTGATACGGATGCCATTCCATACGTGGTCGCCGCTTCTGTATTAGCAGTTGGAGTTCCATTGATATTAAAAGATCCACCAGTTGCATAAAAAGATGCCGCGGTTCCATCAGCTCCAATTACTGTACCATCTCCTTTTTTTGTAAGATCATAGATAGTTACAGCATCATCATCACTAAATCCCCTTATAGTAACATCACCTGTAAGGCTGGAAGAAACTATTGATCCTTGAGCATATGTTACACTTGAACCAGTTGCAGCAATAACTGTTGCAAAATAGGAATTATCCGGAGTATAAGTTGTAATAGTCTCACCACTTTGAAATGATATTATTAAATCACCCTCTTTTGGTGCTGAACCTGATAATCCATCATAAGGAACAGTAAAAGTAGTTGTAGAATTTGAAGTAATATGATTATTTCGAGTATATTCTGCCCAAGGCGCTGAATATGCAGCTGCATTAATTTTATTATCTTTAAAAGTATTAATAATATCTGAAATATGTACAGTAGTAAAAGTGGGGATAATAGAATTAACACGCGCCGCACCACCAGTTCCACCAGTTCCCTCATTCACAAAAGAGACTGTATCACCTATTGTATATCCATCTCCTGCATCAATAATATCAAATTGACTAATTGTAGCATCAGATATTGATGCAACCTTAGCCGCTGCTTGAGCACCACCACCACCAGAAACTAGAACATCATCACCCACAAGATAGTTCGACCCACCAGCATCAATAGAAACACCAGAAAGAACTCCAGTAGTATTCGCAGATCCATAATCTCCATTATCATCTGCTGTGGTCGTTGTAATTTTTTCATCAACTTTAAATGTTGAATATCCTGAGGTCGCATTATTAGCATCAATGCCTGACAAATATAATTCAGTAACACCTGTAGCACCTATTTGATAACTTTCAGATTTTTCTATAAGTGCAGTTACATTAGAAATTTCACCAACCACCTCTCGTCCAACAAAAACTCCAATATTATTAGCAAGAGAGGTTGCTATCTTAACTGATTTGTCGAGAGTCCATCTACCATCAGACAATCGTAAAATATCAGTACTAGGATAATAAAAAGATATATCTTCTTTTGCATAAAGAAGTCTGAAAATATATCTAAAAGAATCTTCATTTCCCTTCGCTCTATAGAAATCTTTAATATGTTTAAGAGCGTCTTGCTTTCTAGAAAGCATATCCGCAGGAAGTCCTGGTAAAAACTCCTTGCGGAAAAGTTCAACAAATCCTAACGGTGCCTTATCAACATCTTGGAAAGATTTAACATTTCTTGATGCGTTAATTGGTTGTCTGGTATAAGAACTAACATTCGCAGTAACTCTAGATTCCAATCCAGAAATTGTTTCACCAACTTGAAATGCCCCATTATTAGTTTCTTGGATATATGCTTGTGTTGTGGAATACTTACCTCTAACAACTCCCTGTGCACCAGAATTTGCTCCCTCAATTGTTTCACCACTAAGGAATTGTTCACCTTGTCTGTTTGGATTTTCATAATCAATATAATTTAAATTAGTATTACCAACTGCAGTATTTCCATTCTCAAGAGAAATATAAGAAGATGTATTAGAAAAGACAATAGAACCACCCATTCCAGAATGTGTATTACAATAATAATAAAAGGTTTTTCCTGCATTATCTGGATTGGGTTCAATAATAGTTCTTGCTACATCAACAAGCTCAGCACAAAAAGGAACAGCATCTTCACTTACTAAAGAATTTTCAGCTTCATCTTTAAAGAGAATTTCCTGTATTCCAGAAAAATATGTTACTTCAGTATTGGCATTTTCTTCCCCACCAACTCCCCAAATTCCATCTGGAGTGTCAGATATTTTTAAAGTATGAGTAAGAAGTGAAATATCACCTTGGTCAAAAATAGTTTTCTTAGTGGGGTCTATGGTAACGTCTGGAGAAACCGTTCCATCAAGATAAAATTTGTTGGTGTTAGCACTAAAATCATTATTACCTGTGGTAACTGAAACTATATAAGTTACATCAGCACTTTCTTGTACTGGTTTATCTTCATTAAGATCAAGATCAGTAAAGGTAAGGAGATTGAGTTCAAGAAATTCATAATACTTCTCAACAAACGTAGTAAATTTGCTATGATTGGTTTGTATAAATGAAGGGAGTTGACCTTCTATTTGAGTATAAAGAACTCCACCATCAGATTGCATTAGTAGCTGCTCCCCGCTCCACCACTTCCAGCCGAACCACCAGTAGTAGAACCACTAGCGGAAGTAGAACTTACAGAAGTGTCAGTTCCTGTTCCCGCAGTATCAACCATAGCAATTGTAATATCAGAATTTGAAATAAGAAGAATCTGATCTCTAATTGGAGTAACATCACTAGATGCTAAAGTAACTGTAATCGCTACATTTGCTGAGCCATCTGAAATAACCACTGGAGCAAAAGTTGTAAGTGCTACTTTTCCAGAACCATATGTTACAGATCCAACATTATTTGCAACAGTAACCCTGGATGCTCCAACAGTTCTATAAACCTGCATTACCCCATTAGAATCTTGTAAAGAACAAGTTGTTCTTAACACATCGCTATCATCTCTATGAGAAAACTGAGTGCTAGAAATTGATGCCGCTCCTGCAATTTGAAAAAGTTCATTAGAATAATTTAAGGTATAAGATAAAGCAACATTTAAAGTTGGAGTAAAAGACCGTTTAAGTTTTACTGTTGTTAAGCTACTTTCAATAGATGATTCAGTTTCATCAATTTTTTTCACCATAGGAGAATACCTAAATTCATTCGAGAAATTCTCAAGATTATCTACCCCATATTGATATATGGTATTTGAAATTGTTGATTTAATCGTTTCAGCAGATTTTGTAGTTTTTGTAGAATCATATTTAACAGTTGAATCTACTGTCACATACATATAATCTGGATTTTGAATTTCTGGAGTAATAGAAACTACATTTCTTTTTCCAAGAACTGTATCTTTAATATAATTTTTTGTCGCAGTAGAAAGAGTAAGTCCAGATGCAGGCTTTATCGCAATATATACCTTCCCATAAACTGGCGGGTCACTTGTTTCTCCACCCCATGCAATAACAGATTCAGCAGCAGGATAATCTCTTTGTAAAATTCTTATATAATCATTAATAGTTACTGCTCTATTTTGTGCTTGATAATTTCTTGGCGCATTAAACTTAATTTTAGAAATTGAATCTCTATCTGAACCACCAGATGCTACTGTTCTTGTAGAAATTGCTACATTAGAATATCCACCAATATCGCTAACTGCAGAAAAGGTTTTTGCTCCATTAGTTTCTGTAGAATCCGCAACCAATGAGGAAAGTAAAACAATATTACCAGTAATTGGCTTCCTACCAACAACCCCATCTCCGAATACTACCTCATATTTTCCATCTTCAGATTCTTCTAACCAATATGTATTAGCTGTAGAGTTGACTGTTGTTGTATCATTTGCAAGAGCATAAGCATAAAGATTTGAACTTGTAGCTGAAGTTTGTATTCTTACTGTTAGAGTACTAGTATCTGTGTTAGCATTTGGTAACACAAATTTCTGGTCAGGATCTTGAGTATTTGCTGTATAACGATGAGTAAGTGGAATGCCTTGTGACAACTCTACATTTGCTGTAGTGTATACTCCATTAGAATTTACATTAACTGTAGTAGAATTAGCTGTAGCAAATATATAACTAATTCCATTTATCGTAGATGAAAATTGTGTATCTTTTTCAACAACAATGGTTGCGGGAGTATCTGCTGGAGTAATTGTAAGATCCACATAAGCCCTTGCTCCCCTAACAGATAATGGAGTATAGCCAAGATGTTTTGCTCTTGATACTACAGAATTGCGAATAGATGCTGTATCAAGAAACATCTCATTTACAATCATGTTCAAATAAAATGCATTGTAATGTGTATTATAGGCAAGCAAGTCCAAAAGGACAGACATAGCTGACCCATCAAAGTTGTAGTCAGATAATTCATTTTGATCACTCAGGAAGTTTTTTAGATTAGTTTTTATAGTATCAAAATCTAATTCAGATACTTTGAGTTTTGAAGCAACATCAGACATATTCTGTTATCTCTCTCTTTGTAGAAATAGCTCCAGTTCTTGCTCCTCAAGTTCATTAATAATTCTAAAAGTAACGGCAACCCTGTAGCGATTATATTCTTCTTCTGGTGTAACAACAATTGCTATAATTTGAGCTCTTGCTTCCCATGCTTCAATCGCTGATACTATTTCAGTCTCTAATCTTTGAGCATTGAGATCTGTCATCTGCTCAAAAAGCATATTTCTAATACCAGAACCAAGTTCTGGTTGCATGAGTCTTTCACCTTCTTCTGTCAGAAGAATGTTTTTAATTCCTCTTTTTACTGACACAGAATCTTTAACTGTAACCACATCTCCAGTAACGGGGTTAGCAGTAAAATCTAAATCTATGTCCTTAAATCCTTTAGTATAAGTAGGCATTTTTCCTCTATTGTATTTATTTAGTTAGTCTATCCAACTGATTCAAAATCTAATCCTAATAACCCCCCAAAAGTAACCAAGGGGTCAACCCCATTAATTTCAACTGATACCAAAAGAACTCCACCACTATATTTCAATGATTCAGGAGGTGAATTGTCTGAACTTGTTAATGCAGTCTTTATTGCATCATTGCCAGCAGTAGTAGTAATTCCAAGCATATAAATTCCAGTTGGTGGAAGTCCTTTTGTGAAAAATTCTAAGAAAGCAGTAATCTTAGCCACCAACTCTTCAAAGAATTCAATCAAGTCATCTATAACATCAATTAATGCATCTATAAACTCTGAAGTCTCTACAGCAAATCCTTTTAGACCATTAGCCATTTCTATAAGACCATCAAAGAAATCAGTATATCCAGGAACCAATTCCGCCGCTTTAATAGAAAAGAAATCTGGTGGAATTGAATTTGGGGCAATTGCATCTATTCCCTTAATGTGTCCATATTTTGGAAGAGAATCTTCACTAGTAAAATCAGCTCTGCCAAAATTCATTCCAAGTACATTATTCTTATATTGACTTCCTATAATTCTATAATATTTTGTCGATGTCCCATCTGGATTGTCTCTAACTTTTTCTTCTGCTTGATATACCTTTTCTCCAGGAATAAAACGATTTGTCGGATCCCAAAGGGGCTGATATTCTATTTTTGTATCCTCCCAAATGACAGGATTATTAGTATCAATTACTTCTTTAACTATTTTATTAAGATCCCCAAATTCATCATTTTGTAAAGTATAAATTGTTCTAGTTCTAATAGAAGCTTCCGCACTTATAACTTTTGAAACCTTTCCTACTGTTCCTGAATCATCTCCTTTAATAACATCCCCTTCTGCAAATGTTCCATAAGTTGTATTAACTTCAATCGTAAGAGCAATAGGGTCAGGAGTCAATAAGTCTTCAAGTGCATCTGTTATTTTACTTAAATCTGGAACACCTTTCCCTAAGAAACTACCCAAAGATTTAAATGCATCGATAAATTCTTGGAAATCAGAAGCTGCAACTACAATAGCAAGGGCTGAAACTTTAACTCCTGCACTTCCCATATAATTCGGTCTACCAGATTGAATCTGTCTGGTTAATGGGACTCTTTCTGCGGTTGTTAGTTGTGTATTTGCGGATTTAAAAAGAGGAATAGTATAATCTTTAAGGGGATCATAAGTAGAAACTGCTCCTCCACCCTCTGTAAATGGACCTTTAGCAATTGGTTCTGTTTTATTAATAACTTCATATTTTGGGATATCTCCCTCATCATCAAAAGAATCTGCCATTAATTTTATACAATCAGGAGCAGGAAGAGAAGGAAAAGTATCTACTGATTGAATAGTTCCTGTCCATGTAGCGGGGTCATATCCACCAAGAACAAATTTGGGTGGTGTAACAATTTTTGGAATTGGTGGAACAAACCCCTTCATTTCTTTACTTCTTCCTAATCTATCTCTCCAAGGACCACCTTCTGCAGCTGTTAAATTTTCAAGATTTAAAGTCTCTCTATAGTTCTCACTTACAGTAAATGTAAATCCATCAAATGGAGAATCAGGATTCATTACTTGACTAGATTTAAAATATGGATTCCCATTATCATCTGTAACCATTTCAAGTCCATATTCTCCTTTAATTTTCCCCCCATAATTTTCATCAAATGGATTGATAACTAGAGCAAAAAATCCCAATTCTTTATAATCATTAAGAGCGGCAATTATTTGATCAGCAAGCGCAGCTATTGCTGCAGCTGCAGGATTTCCTAAAGCAGTAAGAAACTTCTTTGCTATTTCTGCTCCACCAGAAATTAATTCTAGTACAGAATTAACAGTATTAATAGCAGAAGTAGCTTGTTCTCCTACTGCTTTTATAATACCACTTTCAGCTAGAGTTTTACTTTCCCATTTCGCCATCTTTGTCCTCTGAGAGTTTTTCCTTTAACCTTTTTCTTCTTTCTTTTAGTTCTCGAATTGCCTCATGTGCTGCATCTTTAAGGTCCTCTAATGTCTTAACCATTTCTGGTTTAGATTCTCCTGGTTTTTGCCACTCTAAAGCCATATTATTCTCCTATGATATTAATACTGTACTACCAGATCCCATCAACATCGCACCGCAATTCCCCTTGTCCATTAATCGTGCCGCCCCCTTGTTTGCAAAAAAAACTTTAGTGGAAGTCTGTAAAATACTACCAGGATGAACTGAAGTTCCAAGTACATGAGGTCCAATCATATCCCCCATAACATGAGGTGGCATATTCATTACAAGAACTGTAGCAGTTGTTGGTATAATAGGAGATGGGCTAAATCCTGTATGTCCTAAAGACATATCTCCTGATACTGATGCGGGCATTGTCATAATATTCTCCTTTAAACTGAACTAATAACGGTAAAATTCCCGTTAGAGTAGTTGTTTTGTAAAAATTCTTCATTAGTCACCGCAACATTGTCTATCTTTTTTGCGGTTTCATTTCTATTAAAATTATCAGACGTGGCAGAGTCTGCATTATTAGCATCTCCATAAACTGTTATTATACCATCTCTATCCGCATCTGTATTATTATAAACCTTTAAGTATAGTCTTCCATCTACATAATTATGTTCTCCATTTTCATATGTTCCCCAACCACTAATAGTCTTAGTTGAACTACCAGTTGGAGAATGAGAAGAATTTTTCATCGCTCTTATTGTAAAATGAACTGGTGTATAAAACATTTGAGCAGTTGACACATATGTTAAAATATCTGGTGAAGAACTAGTGTCATCAGGATCAATAATTCTCAAACTGTCTGCCCGTTTCATCGCCCAATATGAAGAAGTATTTGGTGTCGGAAACTGTATATCATTATAAGTTAATGAATATGTTTCTCCAGCAGCTCCTTCATCAGGACCTGAAATCGTTGCGATATTCTCCACTGAAACAGAAGGTTTAACACTGGAATTTCCTAATGCTGTCGCATATTTTACATTCGCTGTATGTCCATTTGCATAAATTACAGATTTAAAAAATACAGAACTTGGAAGTTCACCATCACCCCCATGAATAGTTACAATATCTGAATCAGCCCCTACTGCAATAGGCGCTTGTGAAATTGTACCATCCGTTTTTGCTTGATTAACTGCATAATCTCTCCCATTCTTATACTTAGGAAAATAACCATCTAATTGTTTTAGTCCTTTATCATTAATTCCATCAAAAGTTCCATTACTGGTAATCGCTCCAGTAGTCTCATTTAATTCTAATCCAGCATCATGAAACATTGATTTATATGTTCGACTTCCAGTAAAATTAACTGTCGCTATTGAAGTAGATGTAGAATTAGAATGAATAGTATGAGATCCACTAAGACTTACATCCCCCCTTAAAATAACTTTATTATTTCCAGCATTGCCTCCATGTACAATTTCTCCTACTACACTAGACCCAGATTTTACTATTGCACCTGTTTTATCAATTCCATCAAAAGTCACACAAGTAAGAGTTCCAGTAACAGAAGTCGTGCTGGCTGAACTATATGGAACATCATAGGTAAATGAAGTTGTAGAAGGAACTGTTGCTACATTCCATAACCCATTTACATGAGTAATATTTGTTCCTCCAGCAATTACTACTTGATTCTGTGTATCTGTCATTTTATGTGCAGCACTAGTAGTAACAGTTACCCGTGAGTGTGTAGCAATTGGGGCTCCAGATGATGTAGGAGAACCCGATTGTGGTCCATTAGAACCTATACTAGAACCATGCGCACTAACTGATATACTTGATACTCCTACAGTAGTTGTAACCATATTTGCTGTCATAGTGTGTTCTGTATCTGGCATAAGCTTAAAAATTATTGAGCCTCTATGAGACTCTACCATACTTCCACTAGGGGTTTCATTTGAATATGATAATCCTGGATACCACATTTCAGCCCTGCCTCCATACCAACCAGTATAAGTGGTAAGTTCTCCTGCACCGTTTGAACTCCATGCTCTCTGTAAGAATCCCGCCCGAGAGTACCCTCCACCTCGCGACTCACTGTTTATAGGTGAAAAAGTATGCATCCAGGTCTCCGTATTTGAATTGTAGGTATCCACATACTCCGGAGCAAAAAATCCCTTAGTTACATTATTAGCAAGAGCCGTACCAGCTGAGCCCCCATAACTTCCACCAGTCCAAACTATAATTCCAGATGATGCTTTCAATGAACATGATGTATGTGAACAATCAAATTCAATATTCGCAAAAGGTGTAGAATCATTATATGCCGTAGTCGGCCCATGTGAAGTACCTGCTGAACCAGTAGAATTTACCGCACCAGTTGCACTATAACTAATATTATTCCCATTTCCAGTATTAGCAAATGCTACATAATTATGAAACGTTCCAGCTCCAGATGTTTGACCCGAAATAGATGAGGTATTATCTCCAGTATTAAATTCCATTTGTTCAAATCCACCCCCACCTATTGGAAAAGTACCTAAAGTAGACCGAGTAGAATATGCAGTACTATAAACGGTAGAACCAACAATTGGTGCACCATTTGCATATAAATGTTGTACACCAGTTATGGACCTTTCCAAGTCATATACATCTACTTGAAATTCTCCACGGAAATCCTCAGGAATTGTTGAATCAGTTCCATATCTCTCAGATTGAGGAACCTTGTCATTAAATACTTCACCATAATGATCCTTACCATAACTATTGGCAGTATTTGAATCATTTGAATTTGCTGTTACAAATACCACTGCTGGTACACCCATAATATTTTCCTTTATCCAATCATTGTTACTGAACCTTTAACGGTTGCTATTCCAGATGCTTCAAGATTTGCTAAAGCTCCTTCCACCTTTGTTGTAGCAGTTCCCTTTACACTTGCTGTCACACCTTCAAGTGCAGCAGAAACCGTTCCTGACACTGTAGCTTTCAATCCAGAAACCTCTACTCCACTAGGTCCCAGTGATATGGTTGACAATCCCATATATGATAATTCAATTCCCGTAAACCCTAAAGTTATTTCTGATAATCCACCAGCACCCTTTATTGTAATTTCTCCAAGTTTACTTATTGAAATAGATCCTAATAATCCCGCAGGTCCAACATTTAAATCAACCCCCCCTAAAAGAGTAGTTTCAAATAAAATATCTCCAAACGCAGCTTTGAATGAGCGGGCTGGAGCTCCCATCACCCCACCTACCAAATTCATTACAGATTCTTGAATATTATCAGTAGCAGTAAAATTGATAGCACCACCTGAAGTAATTCCAGAAGTTCCTCTAGAAGACAAAGCCATAGATCCAGAACGTAAAGAATATTTTCCTCCTACTTTCTTAGTTTCACTCCCTTTAGTATTTTCAGTACTTGCAGCTGTCGCCTTTTCAATAGAAACACTTCTTCCTTTTATGACAATAGCACCACCAGCTGCATCAAGAGTAATACCCCTAGAATTGACTGTAAAATCCGCAGTAGGATTGTCAAATATAATATCTCCCTGAGCCTCCACTTTAAACACACCAGATTTTACCTTATGAAAATATTTCTGAGAAACAATATCTAATTTCCCAGCAATGTTCTCATACTTACTTCCAACTACCCTATGATAATCATTCATAAGATTAATCTTAAAGTCTTCACTAACCACCTTAGTAATTCTGTGACCAAGAGAACCTATTTCTGTAAATGTTCCTGACCTATGATACCAATGTAATCTTTCCTTACTCGGAGTGTCATCCATTTCAATAAGATGACCGCTCTCTGATTGTGTTACATGATTGTATGGATATCTTGCTCCATACATTGCCTCTGGATCTGGTTCATTCCATTTATCTTTAGTGTTTTCTGCTACACCAAACCCCGCACCAAGTGCTTGTCTCCATTTCTTCTTTTGATTGATGAGTCCATACTTACTAAGTGGGCCGGATACCTCATTAAAATTACCATAGATGCCCCGAGCAGAACGTGGAGTAGTTGGTTCATACATGAAGTTTATGTCTGGATATGCTGACCGACTTCCATGCTCTTCTACTACAACTTGAATTTGTGGATTATCCCCCATAATCCCTGACATTATTTTAGTTGTTTCATTTTTTGTAGATTCTTTTGTTACATCAATTTTATCTGCACCAGAAAAATGACTAACAAGTTTTGGAGCTCTAGGAACTCTCGCATCTGCATCTACATCATAAGACAAGAGCCTTTTGTTGGATAAAACATATGGGTGTTCTTCATCTGGTTTTTCTATTCTTGGGTCCGCAAATCCTATTTGTTTAGAAGGATCTGGTGCTTGGTCTTCTGGAATTCCACCAAGAGTACCAAAGAAAACTGGTTCTTGTGCAGCATCTCCATCTCTAAAAAATCCAACAACCCACGTTCCTTCTACTGGACCAGTTGGGCTGGTTCCTACTCCAGTTTGTGCCGCTGATGTAATTGGTTGAATTGGAAATGACCAAGGAAGAGACTCCGTTGGCATTTCAGATTTATTTTCAGTATGCCATCCAAGAATTCTGACTCTACATCTACCTAAAAAGAGTGGGTCATGGCGGTCTTCAACAACTCCTTGCCACCAGATAAACCCATCTTTTCCCATAAAATTAGTTGCCACTCGCCACTCCTACTCCATCTGGGGATTGTATCACTGGATTTACCAAGCCAAAATTGGGTGAAATTTGAGACCTGTATCCATCCTTAATTGCTTCAATGTGGATAGTATATTCTGAACCCGTAAGTTTATGCTTTAATGCTGTAATTAAATACTTTCCACTATAATACTTATGAGGTTCTACAGGCTTGTTTCCCAACATTGGTTCTGGATTTTCTGATGGATATTGAAACCATATTAAATCTCCCACCTCTCTTGCTGAATCGCCTGGTACACTAAATTGAAGTTTAATAGTTTCTAATTGTCTTTTTTGTGAAGTTCTTTGTCCTAACCATTCTTCAACTCTTTTTTCTGTTTCTTTTGGATTATCTGATGGAGGTCCACCATGTACAGTCTGTGCTTCAAAATCTCCACCTGGAGAAAGATCTCCTTCTTTATCAATGAATGCCGTAGACCTAATTCCCTTTGCAAATTTAAAATATATTCCCTTATTTGATGGATAAAGGGAAGTATAAGTTTCTGGCTTTCCAAGCATATCTGCTGCATTTGAACATACTTTACCTGGGTCTGCCTTGAAAAAATCATCTTCTGAAGTATTCTCTTCTTTAGCTGGTTTATCTGGATTGGGCCGTATAGTTTCTGCACCAGTAGTCGCGTCAACAAAACTTATTGTCTCTTCAGGGTTTACATAATGAAAATCATTTTTTGACCATTTCATCCGAACTAAATCATGAGTAAGAACTCTATTAGCATACATTCCAAGTCCAAGATTTCTTACTGTATCAAAAGTATGTACAACATGAAACTCTGTAACGGAATATCTTTTTTCTGCTTCACTTACAGTATCTAAATTTCCAGGCCTGTGAACATATACTGCAACAAATGGTTTTTTACCCGCTGTTCCAATAAGAGGAGTAAATGGTTCTGCCCCAGGTTCTGAACCCCCATCATAAACTGGTATAAAGGCGGTGTTTGCTCCCCCCGCATCACTTTCAGTTTTATAAGTATTATAATGTTTAAACTTTGTAGGAAAATCTTGCGTCATCTTATATCCTCGAAATCCACCCTGCATAAGTGTTTCAATAGCTACAAATCTGAATCCCTTTAGAGTTTCATAAAATACAAAATTAGCACCTTTAGAATAAGGATTGGCTGATAGGGCTCTAGTGGCTAAAAAATTGATAGCCTTAAATGGAGTCCAATTAGGAATACATGCTGAATAAACTCCCTTAGTCGGTTCCACTAATAAATTCTTGGATGTTGGTCGATGATTTGCTGGTTTTTTCTTTCCTAAAAATGCATCATAAAAAATATCCCTCACCATATCTGCAATAGTATATGTCTTATCCTCTAAGGGATTTTCTGGTTTTTTATAAGATGTTAATTCTGCGGTTGGATAAGTCTTTTGAACCTTTACCATCATGTTTGTAATTTGAGCATCAGACACAAAATATAATTTAACCGACCGAAAATTGTCATTAATTTTTACTGGTGGATCAACTTTATAAATCCTAAATCTATTAATAATTAAATTTGGTAAATCCTTAACATCAATATCAGCTTCAGATCCTGCTGGACTTCCTATTGGTGATGGTACGGCGCCAGCCGTAGCCATAGATATTTCTAAAACCTCTTCTCCAACAATAGGAACTGATTCAATCAATCCAACCCCATCTTGAATTGTAATTTCTCCAGAAACTATAGGACTATACAAGTCCTCATAAAAATTAATTTCTTGCCATGCTGAAGCATCTTTTTGAAGGTCTATTGGATTATCCGCGCCCCTAGTCGGAGAGATAAGTCTACACTTTGTAACCTTATAATCACCAGGAAACATTCCTGGCGTTTTAGGGTTATAAGCGGACTTTCTTTCCTTATCTGTTAAAGTTCCTGCCATTATTATTATCTAAATAATTGTCTTGTCTCATCCAATACACCAGAAATATATGATGCATCAACAAGACTAATTGAACGGTTTGCTTCATTTTTATCAACTTCATATTCATACGCGTATACTATTTTTCTATTATCTTCCCCCACCGCGCGATAAGTAGTATAATCTATTTCTACTACTCTCTCTGGAATTGAGTCTGCAGTTCCTGTTACTTCTGTTCTAGAATGAATAATTTGTTCATAATGATGAAGAGTAATCTTTGATGTGTCAACTGAACCATACTTATTACTTAAATACATTCCAAAGTTCTTACTATCCATAGGCCATTCCCAATAAGGATCAAGTATATTATTAACCATAAAAATAGTCCATGTATATTTTACATCACCATAGATATTAAATGCAAGAACATCTGGCCTGCCCATTTCTTCTGGAATGACATAGGGATAATACATAGAAATTTCTTCCTTAATGGCATCCCTAAATTTTTGTCGAATCATAAGATTTACTGCAACAATATGCTCTGGAGTAGTAGAATTTTTACCTTCAATATCATAGAGTATTCTAGGAAAATTAGAAAAATATTCTGACATATTAGTATCCTTTTCTTATCATTTGTTTAGTCATAAGAACTGTTTCTTTAAATCCAAGACTTATAGTGGTTGTTACTGGTTCACCACCATCAGAAAAAAAGGCAGGGCCACCGGAAGTACTATAATCTGCATTAAAGGATTCCATAACACATTTTCCAATATTAAATAAAGGGGGGTTTGTTCCCATCCTCGATGAAGCTCTATTAATTAACATTTTAATTTCGAATTCTTCTGGATAAGTAAGAGCAGCTGAAGTATTAATATTCGCGTCAGGCCCAGTATTTTCTGTAATTGTTCGTGTTGTTGTGCTACCATGAGGTGCACCTGTAGTTGATGTGTCTACACCCGCAAGTCCAGGATGCATATGATATTTAAAAAAATAGACTATATTTTTTACCACTTCAGCTTCAGCTAAACTCTCTGGAGACATAGTAAAAGTATAAGAGAAAGTCCGAAATCCTCCTGGTCCTTGATAAATCATCGCCTTATGGGGATTCATTATTACTCCTACCTTTTTCGCCAATGCAGTAACCGCGGTTCCCGTCGGTCCTCCCATTTTTGCCATTCCTTCTTTGACTCCTGCAGTGATGAGAGAGTTTCCAATATCGCCCCCCTTCAATGCATCCAAGGCCTTCAGCGCTCCCCCCATATCTTCACTCAGAGCAGCACCTACTACATTTTGAGCTGCTTTTCTATCTACACCAGCCAGAGCTATCCCTAATGATCCCATGTCCACATCTCCATAAGATTGTGAATATGCTGCCTTCAGGGCATCTGGAGGAAGATATAATGCAACCATTGACCCTGGAGCTGGTGAAGTAGAAGTATTTCTACTCTTT